ATAATATATTTATTAAACTAGGTTGTAACGGAAATCCACTACTTTTGTTGGATCAGTAATCATCATTCCACCCCACATCATTCTGTGAATTTCATAACCATCAGATCTAGATACTGCCATTGAAGGAGAACCTTTACCTGCAGGTGTGAATGGATCACGCATACCTGGGATATAACGGAATACAGATGGTTGACCTTTTACAGATACTCTCTTAATTCCTGATTCACCACCAAAATCCATAGCAATCATTCTACGAGATTCAGTAGTTCCACCTTCTGGGTGAGTTTCAGGGAAAAGAACTTTATCATCAAACATTGGACAATACATTAATTCAAATGTAATACCATTGATTGAGTAGTACTTAGTAAACTGGAAACCAGCAGAAAGTGGCTTAGGAATACCTGTAAGTTTTCCACCATTTTCTTTATGGATTGTAGTATCATTACTACGACCAGGACCACCAGCACCAATCATTAATTCAGTACCACCTTTAGCAAGTACAGCTCTGTGGAAATCACGGATACCATATTCACCTGTACACAAAGTAACAACTCTGTTACCCATTTCAATTCTACCAATAGATAGATCCAAGAATACTTCAGTTAAGAAATCCAAGTCAAGAGTTGAGTAATAGTGAATGTTAGATGGTGCAATTTGCTCAAATAAACCAGCACCTGATTCCAATGGATACTTACCAGAAGCATCTTTGTTTAAGAACAAATCTTTTTCTGTAAAGTTGTGTAGACCATAAAAGTGCATAACTACGTTAGCAACTTCAGCTTGGTACATAGCTACCATATCAAGGTAGTTAATCCAAACTTTTTCTTGCTTACCATCAAGTCCTGGGAAAGAGAATTCTAATGGATAGTTTTTACCTTCGTTAATCATGTTACCAGGAACTTCATACTCAAAACGCTGCATAGTAATTCTGTTACGCATTCTGAATGGTGAAGTGAAATTAGGCTTCTGACCTCTATTAGAAAGTGTAGATGGTGCTACGTTGAAAAACTTAGCCCAACGCTGACCAGCTTCAAGTTCTTCTGCAGGAACAGAAAGAGTTGGATCTGATGTCAAAAGTTCTACTTCATACTCATAGTTAGTACCTTTAGGCTTAACAGAAATTACACGAAGTAAGTATTCTGCTTTATTACCTTTTAGGATATTGTCTGCTTCAAAATACTCTTCTCCAAATACCATATAGAAAGCAGCAACACCACCACCTAGTTCACCTAAACTAGCAGCAGAATTATTACCAGCATCATAAGCATCTAGTAAAGGAATATTTTTATCATGTTGACCTTGGAGCATCCACTCATAGTAGTTATTTTCTTCAACTTCCACAGTTGGAAATTGGTTAAGGAAGTCAAACATCGCATTCTTCAAATTAGTTCTAAAAATCTGGTGAATGGTGTTAGTTACAAGCTGAGGTCGCTTCATGTATAAAGCTCCCAAGTTATTTGCAGTTACTAGACCATTGTAGTCTTTGGCTGCGTATTTCTGTAGTTGAAATAATTGCATGGTTTTATTTATTTATTTTTAAGGAAATGTTCAAGTGAGGATAACACATCAGATTCTTTTTCAGATATATTATTACTCAAGTTTGAGCCTGATCTAAATGCAGCTTTTTTTAATCTGTCATCTATTGATCTTGAAACTTTAGTTTCCGCTAATCTCATGAGTTTAGTTAAGTCAGGTTTAAGATTACCTCTTTCATCTGTATTAAATAAACCAAGTTCAGTCAGATAATGCAACTGCATTCTAAAGGCTTCAGGATTTTTTCTTGACAAGGCTGCTACTTTGTTTAATGGTTGTTTATTTTCATCATAGGCAACTGTTTCTGTCATTGACTTATACAGTTGGTCTTTCATTTTATCTGTAAGAGCAACTCCTTTGAAAATCTCTGGAGTTTGTGTTATTGCTGCTTTTAAAGCTTGAAGTCTTTGACTAGCTTCATGTTGTCTTTTTTGAGTATTATATTGCTCTTCTTGTTTTTTAAACTCAATTTGTTTTTGAGCTTCTTGATTTAATGACTGAGCTGCTTCTAAACCTTCATCAGCTAATTCATCTAAATCTCTAGCTCTTTCTACATACTTATTAATTTTCTCATTAGAAAACCCTTTAGTTCTAAGAAGTTCTCTGTAAAGCTGTTCTGCTTTTGCAGGATTACTTTCAAGATCTTCTTTAGTAACATTAGAATAGTCTACTAATTTACTACCAATATCAGATGCTGAATCTTCATCTAACCCATCCATAAATAACTGGAATTGAGTTCTCATTTTAGCTGGCATTTCAGATACAACTTCTTCAAAGATTTTTAATCCTCTTTTAAAGTCACGTCTTTCCATTAAGTATTTAAAACTCTCAGGAGAACCATCAAATTCAAAATCATCATCAGAAGCAAAATCTTCATCATCAAATAAACCTTCAGATTTTAACTGTTCAGCTAAAACCTTATATAAAGGTTCATCTTCTTTATCATCATTCAAAGAACTATCAGCATCATTAGGAGCAAAATCTTTTGCTTTCTTTTCAATGCTTTTTTCTTGGTCAATATCATCGTCTTCTGAATCACTAATCAGATTAGACAATTCTGTATCAAAATCAAAATCACTGCTTTCAGCAACATCCTTTATTAAGTTCTTGTCTGAAGAGTTGTCAATTGTTTCTATTCCATCACCATCTGGTTCACCAAATTCGGGGGAGTAATACTTATTTACTTTCATTTTTCTTACTTGTTTACAAAATTATGTTTATTAATTCTTATCTTATTGATATATAAGCTTATTCTATATAGCTTATTTTTTATCATATTTATTCTTATTTTCTTTAGCAATCTTTAGAGCAGTCTCTGCTTTAAGTTGCTCAGTTTCTTTTTTAGAAGAAATTTCTTTTTCTTTAACAGCTAGCTTTTTTCTTTCAATTTCATTTTTTTGTCTATCTACAGAATATTTTAATTGATGTTCTTTATCTTTTTGTACTTGATCAAAAGTCATTTTTTGTTGTTGTAAAGCAATCTTACTTTGTTCTAATACATCAGGCACCATATTCTCATTGATATCTTGTTCTTGAGCAAAGCCCATAGCTTTAAGAGTTTCAACTTGGATTTTATTATCTCTATCTAATTGTCTATTGACATCTTCTCTATCAAGTTTAGCATATTCAAGTTGTAATGCTTGTTGTTGTAATTCAGCTTGTTGAGCTGCAAGTTCTTTTTGATGCTGTTGTTCAGCTTTTTGTTGTTCTTGCTGTTCTTGAGCCATTTTATCTTGAGCTTCTTCTAGATATCTAGCCAAGCTTGATATACTATCTTTTTTATAGATTTCAATAAGATCTCTAAACTTAATCTGACCTGTTTGCATACCTGCATGAGCCAATTGATTAAGTGCTTGCATAAGTTCTTGAGTATTTGGACCATCATCTATGTGGATATCATATTCAGATTCACAAAATTCATCATAACTATCAACTACTTCAACCATCATATCATCACCTACATACTGTACTTTCTTTGGATTATTTTTCCAAACATACTTAGCAACTTCTAATAATCTTTGCATACAATCTCTCTTAAATGAGTTGTGTAGTGCAAAGTATTTTTCAGTCATTGAGTTAGATGCTGACCATCCCATATTAGATGTACCTACATTGGCATCACCTTTAATATCACCTTGTCTGTATTCATTAACTCCAGATATTAAATCCATCTGTGACTTAATAAACCCAATAAGGTTAACGTGTTGTGTAATATAGTTACCCATTTCAAGGTTAATACCTTGTGCTGACATTTGATTAAAAGTACCTGCAGATTTACCTTGCATTGGTCCTTTAATTACTTCATTAGTTGGGTCTAAGAATAAAATGTTAGTTGCTTCTGCATACTGCAACCACTTCAAAGGATCCCATTCTGATGGAATCATACTTACGTTGATTCCTAACATTGGGCCTTTGTACTTTGATAAGGCTAGGTTTAATCTGTGAAAATAAATATCATATAAATAATCCATTGGTTTAATGTTGTCCATAAAAGACATTACCCTTGAATTATTAGTGTTACAGTAAATACCTACATAAGGTGGTTTACTTTCTGATAAATTAGACATACTCCTTGATTGATAAGGGATTGGTCTAATCTTTACATAAATATCGTTTGCTATCTTTGTTCCTTCCCACCACTCATTAATCCATAAGTAGTCTACTACCTCTCCTGCTTCTTTATCTATCTTGTAATACTCGTCTACAATCTTTTCTTGTTGGCTACCATCTTCATCGTAGTACTTTACCTTACCAATCTTTCTTCTTGATTTCCAGCACACTCTCATTATTCTCACATTACCACGTTGGTCATAAGCACCACCAAAATAATGTGTAGCAATTTGATTAGGTACAAACAACTCCCCTGCTGTATACCCAAATCTCTCTTCTACTGTAATATCCCTATTATAAGCCATTTGAATACCACCAGTTTTCATACTGTTGTATTCCTTGCTTTGCTCTAGTGTATCTATCTCATCCTTAGTAAGTTCATTGTGATAGTAATCTACTACTTGACCTACTGACATCATTGTATATTCTACAATCCAATCTGCATCTTCAAGTTTGTAAGTCTCAGGAGATTGTATAGTAAACAAATACAAAGGGTTAACCTTTCTAAATACTATATCATTACCTAATTCCTCAATACACACTACTTCTTCACCACAAACTAAGAAATCTTCCCAACATCTTAGGAAAGTATCTGATACATCAAGTCTTTTATATTCATACTTAAGTATCTTATTAGCAGTCATTTCTTTTAAATCCTGATAACTATATTTAAGATACTTGTCATATTTAGCAATTTCTTTTTGCATTTCTTCTTCCATAGCTTTTGGGTCAATTTGTTGACCTTCTACAGAAGCTTCTAATTTTTGTACTGCAATATCTACTAATTTCTTATGCCACATATCTCTGATATTCTCCTCTTTAGAAGAAATACCCATTTGGTCATCAGATGATATATAAGCTTTAAATGGATACCTAGTTAATCTCTTTGCTTCTTCACCTACTAAAGTGTTAATCTTAGAGTTACCTAATCCAATATGCTGCATACTTTTAGGAGCAGCAGAAAACTCTACTCCATAAGGCTCACAAATCTGTTGTATATCTTTATCTGTAAGCATGTTGTTCCTAAGTCTGTAGTTAACTTTTTTATTATAAAAAGTCTGTCTTACTACAGAGGAATCAAACATCAATACATTCTCCCCAGCATCTACGCATCTCATTCCCCACTCTAAATCCTTTCTGGAATCTGGTAAAGCTTGTTCTGGTACTTGTATTACTAAATTATTCATATTAAGTTTACAAATTTACGTTTATTTAGTTTACCAATTGTTATTTAGTAAACATATTATTAAAAAAAGCACCACCCTCACTATAGCTATTATCAGCAAATGGGTCATCACTGTGTTTTAAAAATCCTCTTTCTTTAAAGAAATCAGATTCTAAAAAATTCTTGGTACTTCTTGTCTCAGCTTGTATTGCTTGTTTGTTCAAAGTTACATCTAAAATCAATACAGCAATTAAGGCTGATACCCTATCAAAGTTTCCATCTTTATTCCACTTAATCAATTCTTGTATTAAACCTGTAGAACGGAGTCTATTTACATTAAGTATTTCTGAGTTAGGTTCAATTGGTTCTAATAACCACTCTCTAATTAACTCTCTACCCCATGTATTTGTTCTCTCTGTTGCTTTAAAACCATAAGACGTATTTAAATTAGGTTTCCACTCAATCTTATCTCTAAGTTGCATTGGAGTCTCTGCTAGCATGTGTAAACACTTTCTATGTTCCATGTAAGTAACAAAACCTAACTTATTAATCTCGGGAAATCCTGCAGCATTGTAGTACACTATTAATTTTCTACAGTTTTCATAGAAATCTTTGGCTAATTGTGGTCTACCTGTGTACTCAGCTACTATTCTTCTAGTAAATCTATCAAATACAAAGGCACAACCTACTGAATCTGTAGTAGAATAGTCATCATCATAGGGGTCAATACCTACAACATACCTTCTAACAAACACTTTTCCATCACTATCTTTCTGTGGTTGCTCATAAATCTCTATACATCCTACAATACTATCATCAGGTCTTCTTTTAATAGGATAATCTCTAAGTGGATGTAAATTATCCATAGTAGTAAACCTTAATTCTCCATCTTCTGAAGGTGCAATTACACCAAGCCAGTTACTCTCAATATATTTTTGAGAATTTACTTTAATATCAGCTAATCTTTCATTAAGTAGCATAGTAGGAAACATATTTCCTGATGTTACTAAAAATGCTTCTGATGGTGTAAGTGGATACTGTGTCACTGCATCTCTATAAGCTGATGGATTACCTTTTTTAGTTTCTCTGTAAGCCATAATTGACTTTAAAGCATACTCTTCATTGGAATTACCATCATTATCTACTAATGGTACAGTTTTTTTAGTTTCTTTATCTGTGTGTACTCCAAATCTTTGCTTAGTAGACGGTAAAAACCACCCACATTGTTGGTTTCCTTTTTCAGGTTCCCACTCATTAGGAAATGCTAATAGATTAAACCTTTCTGGGTCATAATACATTTCAGAAAATGCAGCAGTTCCACCACCCATGTCTCCACCTGTACCATAAATAATAGGAATACCAATAACATCATCACCATCTTTCCAGCAAGGCTCAGAAATATTGTATGATTCTATGATATTACTAAAGATACCTGCTTCCTCAAATAGGAAAATAGAACTACTCATACCTGCAGATGCAAATGAGTTGTCTTTAAATGTAATCTTTCTAATATCAGATTGGTAACCTACCCATACATCTCTACCATCTTCCATCTTTTGTTGATGTCTAGACTTCACATAGTCCTGAGTATTAGGGTTTCTAGGTTTATACCATACAGTATTCTGATCTAGAAAGTTAATATTATTCAATGTCATAGCCATTGTGTTATCAGAATACTTATTTTCATAAGCAGAGATAATACACTTGGCATTTCTAAAGAAGTTATATTCATGTACAACTAGTGCAGCATTTTTGTAAGAAAATCCAGTTCTTCTTGGCTTAACCATGATAAAACCTTTTTTCTCTTTTCTTGCTTGCTCAATTAACGTAAAGAATTCTAAATCTACATCTGTAAATCTAGGGAATCCTTCAGTCTTTCTCCCAGTCTTTTCATCTTTTAAAAGCATCCTAGTGTAGTTCAGGTAGAAATAATATGTCCCAGGTATTGTAGTATTACCTATAGTTACACCTTCCATACACTTTCTTACTTCCTCTTTCCAAAACTCATTATATTGGTATGTACCAATAAGAGCTTTAGTATAAAATCCCGTAGTTTCAAACTCTGTTCTAGCCTCTAGGAATGCTTTTGTATTACTTAATATCATACATTAAAAGATGTGTTTACAATTTTATCTCCTCTATTCTTAATAGCAGTAGTTTCCTTTTCAGATTTAACTGCTGATTCCAATGTCTTGTACTGTGAGATTACCTTACTAATAGAATCCATTATCTTTAATACTGGTGTAACTGATTCACTATCAAGGGTATTCTCTTTCAAATAGTCTGACATCTCTTCTATCTTATCCTTAACACTATTAAACAACCTTTCAATAGGTGTTTCCTTTAGTCCTTTGTATATCTTACAAGCCTGCTGGACTTGCTCTGAAGCTTCATATTCTTTTTTACCAATAACTTCCTCTTTGATTGCTTCAATTCTTTTTTCTTCTGAGTAGTTATTATATGGAGAGTTGAAATCACATAGATGGTAAATATACTTAAAGTCGTTGTAAGCATTAATTTTATTTTTACTCTTATCACTCTTCCAAAGAGTCTCAAAACACTCAATAGTCAAGATCTCTGGTGAGATGGTAATCTCATTATCCTTTAGATCAAAAATCTTCATTACTTAAGGTATGTTAGTTTATAAATTGTAGAGTATGCTAGTGATGCAATTTCATCAACTTGGTTTTTTAAAAACTCATCTTTAAATACATCTCTTGAGCTTTCTACATACTTAGCAAACTCTTCAAGAAAAGTTAAGAAATTATCTGGCTTTGTGTATTTAATATCAATGTTAACAATACCATGTTTACCTTGGTAGCTTTCTACAAAGCCATCAGTTAAGTCTAATAACTCATCATAGAATGTGTTTAAGGCATTGTGTGCAGCAAAGCTTCTAGTTTTTAAATGCTCAACATGAGCAGCATCCCTAAGTTCAAATAATCTTCCTATAAACCTAAGTGGAGAGTTCATTGGATTGTCTCTCAATCTTTTTGTTAATTCCATATCTTTTTAATTTACTTTTATTTACTACAAATTTACCAAAATTTTTGACAATACAGTTACTATTCCAAGTTTCTGGGTTATTGTCATTGATTTTACTAAACTCTTCTTCTAAGAAAACAAACACATCACAGTAGATACTCTTAGCATCCTTGTATGATATATTATGTCTCTTACTTATTTCTGTTAGTACCTTTACTACCTCTTGCTGCAGCATATAATCCTTTTATTATTACTCTTTGTGGTGTATTCTTCATCTCCATTAACTGCTCAAAAGAATGCTTAACAGGTAACCAACCATCTATAGTCCTAAGTAGGCATCTAGTTTTGTATGGCTTGTTAGTTCTCTCATTAATAATTTCTGAAAATTCTATTACTTCATGAATCTCAACTCTCTTAACTATAAACTTTCCTGGAATCTCAAGAGTGACTGGTTCCCCATTCTCATCTTTAGAGTTTTGTATTGTGAAAGTTTGTTCAAGAGCTTTGATTATCATCCTATTATAAAGTGGTTTAAGTAATTAATCCAAAGTTCTCTTTTGCTCCCTTCTACAATCCTATTATATTCCTTAATAGATTCATGATTAGATGGCAGTACTTTAAAAACCAGGACCCATTTACCATCAGGAAGTTTCTCCACATGTTTGATATACTGATACCTTTTATTTCTCTTAATAAATTTCTTAGCAAGTTCTGTGTATACACCTAGTTTTTCTATTACTGCATCAAATTCTTTGTGAACAAACACTACTGTATTTGACCCACATTTAGGATCTATAATCATTATTAGAATCTTTAAACAAAAATACAAAATTAATCCTCATCATACACCACACTAATAGGTGTGATGACTACCCAAGATCCTTTTCTACCCATATTCCTATCATATATAAACCTGATGACATTGCCACCATGTTCTATATCTGCATCCATATGTTCAGTAAGCTGCTTATTTTTATGCAAGTGATTTACTGTAGTATACAACTCATTGAGTTGGCTTGCATTTATCTCTATTCTTTTCATGTCTATCTAAAGTTTTATTATATCCAGCCCTTACTCTATCATTAGGTAAAGTCCAAATCTCACCATTATCCATAAATACAGTCCAATATAAATGATGCTCTAATCCATGGTTTTCAACAAAGTGAGCTAACCCATAGGCATTCAGTTCTGGAATGTATAACCATAATGGTGGATTTAGTTGTATCATTTTTCTTTAACTGTATTAACTATCAAATCTCTTTCTTGTGGAGTTAGATCTTTCATTAATTTATAATGGTCTACTTCCCTAATAATAGTTTGCAATTGATAGAAGTTAATTTTACCTTGAGCCAGATATATATTTAACTGCTGTCTAACAGTATTCTTGTTCATCACATTTTAACAGGAGGCTCAATAATGTTTGGTAGACACTTACAGCAAATATCAGCTTCTCTAAACATTTGATACTTGTGTTTTACACCATCAGATGTTTTACCTTGAAAAGATGTAGGAATAGAATGAGGAAAAAACATAACTGTATCTCCTACTTTATAAAGTTCAACATCTTTACCAACGGCTATAATGATATCTCCATTATAGTCATCTAATTCAAAATTCTGCATTCCATCAGGAAGGTAAACTCCAGTAGATGTTTTTACTGCTTCCTTGTACTCAATTAAAATACCCTTAGGGTGTGGTTCATACATAATCATATCTTATAGTTTTTTACAAATGTAAAACCATAATTTAGATATGCAATAAAAAAAGTTAGATTATAACTTAACTACTTGTTACTGAGTAGGTATAATTTTCCCCTTGAGGTTTGAATGTTAATTTTGAATTTCCTGTAGTTGGTTTTTAGCCCCTAGCCTACTCTTTCCCTTACACGTTGGTGGTAGTCCTACAATTATATCAAAATCATTTTTGTAACTATCGGAGAAACTTAGTTTACTATTTGCAAACCTTTGATCCAACTTCTAACCCACTTTTACTTATGGGTGGTCTAACTTTAAGAGGTGTATTAAAATTAGGTTACATTGCAAAGGTAAATAAAAATTTTTTATAAAAAACAAAAATGTTTTGTGGGTATGTGAGTGGTGACCTATTCCTCAATCCCACCCCACCTAAACTTTACGGGGGCTGTTCCCCGTACTAAAAATTTAAAGCCATGAGTAAATTAATGCAACTTTCAGTAACACAATTTAAGGCAGATTTTAAATGCGATGCATTTACAGTATTACGTAACCCTAAAACAGGCAAGCTGTTTGTTAGTACTGACAACGGATTAACATTCCGCTGTCAGGGTAACATTTCACTGGCTGCGCCAGTTCAATTTATTGGTGAAGACAAAGATAACCTTTGTCTTGTCAACATTGGACAGGGTGCTGAAGTCCTTGCAACTTTTTAAGTTGCAATAAAAGAGTGAAGAGCTTAGGCTCTTCCTCTTTTAATATATATTGAATTATATATTGACTTAGACATGAAGTTATATGGGTTACTATAACTACATCCACATTATCACCATTTTCCAACTACGTGCTATTGTTGGACTATTATTAAATATATAGCACATAGTTTATTCACTAATTCTCAAATAAAATGCAAACTTCAGACAAACAAATTCTCCGTATTTTTGTGGTATTACTTATAATGCCAATCATTACAGCATTAATTGGTTCAGGTATGAATCTAATGATTAGCTATGTGTTCATGACACCATTTAGTGAGATTCAATTATCTCCTGTTTGGTTCTTTCATTGTTTACTTGGCTTATTTTTCACTGTTGCATTGTTAACTGATAATTCTTAAAAACATGCTTAGATTTCTTGAAATTCTTTTAAAAGTAATTCTCACCATTGTATTGGTGGGAGTTACTTTGGTAATTATGTCATTTGCTGTTAATGAACCTGAAATAGCATTAATGCTTGCAGGTATAACATGTTATACAGTATTACCACTATTAATCATTGCAGTTGCAATTGATGTTAAGATTAACTAATCATTTAAAAACTATTGCTCTGAAGTTCCTATATATTATAGGTTTTGTAAGATGCACAACACTATTTATCATGAAGATATTTGGAATCAAATCAATTAATATCAATGACACTATAGTACACACTTACAGTGTTATGGTTAAAAAGTCACACACTAATATGACTATCATTAATCAGCATGGATTAAAAGCAGTAACAGCTGGCAATAATGGTAATAGACTTAAATTAACTTTCACATCATTAAATGTAAAAGAATTTGGTGTTGAAGCTGCTAAATTAGGCAAAGTACTCAAAGAAATAGCACAAAATAATCTTGATGCTAAATATCATTGGGTTAAATAATATGGCAGGTACGGAAAGCATCCACTTTATAGTGGCTCTGCTTTCTCCTGTTTTAAGTATAATACAATGTGTTGAGGTGTGAGGCTATACAGCTATACTCAATGCATTGTATTTTGTTAATGCACCACAACTCACGTAGATATATATAAAACTACCTAATTAACTAAAGATGGAGATATCAAATTCTCTTATTGCTTGTGAAAACTTGCAGTATCTTCTAAATCTAGGATATTAGTTAATTAGTTCCAAAGGGTGAGCAATTGTAATAATGAGTGACAAATCTTGCACCAACCTCTTCCAGGTATAATGCTAAGAACTCTATCAGTGAAATTCTGTATTACAACTGAGTTGCAGATGGGCAAAAAAACAACAAGAACAAGCAGGGGTTAGTATAAAACGTATGTTATACTATGTAACCATTGGATTTCACCTACCTGCAAATGGGTGCCACTTGTTATTATTTCTTTGTATTAGTTGTAATGGTAAAAAGTAATCTGTCAAGCGTGACTTATGAAATCTATCTCACTGGAGTTAACCAGTATAGACCATTGCAACTATACAAAGATTTTCTCTCGTAACCAATTAAACTTAAATATAATGACCAAATTAGAAGCAATGTCTCAAACTAGTAAACGGTTTACTAATCTAATAGATGGTAATATATTACCAAGTGCAAGTGTATTAGCTATAATTAATTACTACGAGTTTTTAATTGACAGTAATTCTGCTGAAATTAAATATCAATCGAATATTGAAGCAAGTTTTGCTGAAGCAGAGATTGAAGAACAGCTTAGTGAAGCTGACTATTGGGATGGAGATGAATCAGATAAATTCTTACAATAATTATTAACTAAAAACAATTAAAATGAAAGAAGCAATTTCAATTTTCGTAGTAATGTGTATAGTAGCTGCAATGACTAGCTGTGCATCAAAAAAACATCATCATTGCAAAGGGTTATCAGCTCACCCTAATTATAAAACGAGCTGGTCTAAACACTAAAACCTATGTATATAGGAGAAATAGTAAGCATTGGTAATTCACATTTTGTGTATCTACCATCAGTACCATTCAAACAAAAAGTGTATCCAATATCAAGTATATCAGCAATGAATATACTTGATAATCAGGATAGCAGAATTGTTGAAGTAGAACTGATATCAAAACATGAAGAACTGGATGAGCAACCAGAATATACTGCTCGTATTATTAATCCTTTAAATCCTACAGAAAATGAGAAAGACTCTCAGTAGAAATGCATGGTCAGAAAAAGAAGACCAAACACTATTAAAAATAGTAAAGCAATATGACCAATACATATTAGAGTATGGTCTAAATATGGCTTCTAATAAACTGCATAGAAGCTTAAGTGCTATAAGGCAGCGTTATTATAAACTGTGTGCTAAACAGAATGAAGAATTATTAAAACGTCAATTTATTGATGCTGTAACATCAAGTGATTTTAAGATTGTTAAACGTAAAAACCAATTTATTGTAACACTATGACAAGATTAATTAGAAGGCATCCACTTGCTACAATATCAATATTGTATTTATTAGTAACTCTAATCTTTTGTATTTATGCAAACACCTTTTGAAAGGTTAAGAATAAAATTAAGCTCTCTGGTTAATAAAAAATCAGAGAGCACATTTATCTCAAAACCAATGAAACTAACAAAAATTAAAGCCTATAATGATAATTTAGACTTTAATTCTCAAGCTATTCACATTTTCAAACAAATTAAAAACTTATGAGCAATTTCACAATGCCAGTACGCTGGAACAATTATGATATGACAGAAATAGATATTCTGCATAAAAACTTACAGATGAACTTTATGTGGTCTGATTATTATATTACTAATGGTAATGTGGTTATGTTTAACCAATGCCAACAGGATATTAATAACATTAGACTTGAAATTAAAAAGATTAAAGAGAAACAACAACTCCGTAATAACAACAAAAACAATCAAAAACAATTTAAAAACAAAAACTAAAATTTAGAAAACATGAGTAATGTAATCATTAAAACAGCAGAATCAGAAATTAAGAATGACAAAAATGGTCGTAAATACAAAACAGTATCTTTTGGAGAAGTTAAGTATATTGACACACCATTTGGTAAAATGCTAGTACCTGCAACACAGGCTAGAACAACAAAAACAAATTGCTATGAGCTTAACTATTTGGGTAAACCAGATTCAGGTTACTCTGATGCATTGTTCAACTCAGCTAATCCAACCAATGGAGGTTGGTTCATGGGGTCTATTGAGACACGTGAAGTTATGCCATATGACATTACAGCTGCTGATGGTTCAGTTAGAACAGTAAATACTTACACAACTGTTGTGTTTAGTGATACTGATTCTCCTGCACATGAAAACGCAGTTAAGTCTGCATTTGCATCTAAAGGTCATGAAGTAATGACTGGTAATGTTAGTGTAAACAAAACTGCATCTGCTTTAGAAGCACTTCGTGCTGAAATTGGTGGATAATTATTAATGAGTTGTTGTCATTAATGGGGGTGTAATAGCCCCCATTTTTATTAAAAAAACCATATAACCTATTTTAAACATAAAACTAAACAGTTTTACATCGACAAAATAAATGTTAGTTTTTATATGGCTTTCTAATATTTATTTTTTAATTTTACATATTGGTTCTGTAGCTCAGCTGGATAGAGCAACAGCCTTCTAAGCTGTGGGTCTTTGGTTCGAATCCAAACAGGATCACAATAATTGGGGGTATCATGGTATTGATCAGAATACAAAGAGTAAGTATGTAAGCAAGTAGTCCCTTGTCTAATAATGTGAGGACTTTAAATATTAGTAGATAATAATAGCTGGAAACACTATTGAAACAGGTAAGGTTGCTGACGTAGTTGGTAAATCTGCCATCGCTGACTTAACTGCATCATTTTATGATGTTGAAGCTCCTGTACTTGAGCTTGTCTAATTAAGTACAAAAACCTTGTTCTAAAGGCATATAGAGGATAATAGAATCCACAATCTATCTGATAGTTGTAAGACTATTAAAACCTGCTAGTAGGTATCTAGATAAACTTGTAGAAAACAATTGAAATTTATTTTGAGACATGGGTTCGACTCCCATTACCTCCACACTAATGGGGATTAGTTGGTGGAGTCCATCATAACTGTGATGGTCCTAATGGGTGGTAGTTAATAGCTATCACCCATTTTTAACAATACTAAAAACTTAGACAATGACAGCAAAAGAAAAAGCTAAAGAGTTGTTAGATAAAATGACAACAAATGCACATAGTCTTATTTATAAGAATCTATATGCTAAAGAATGTGCATTGATTGCAGTTAATGAAATATTAGATAGTCTTGACTATGATTATATACTTTTTAAACAACAGTCAGAATATTGGAATGACGTTAAACAAGAACTTGAAAAACTATGATTAAGATACAAAAAACTAAAACATTAGTAACTAAACCTAATGACAACAGTGCTAATTGTATAGCACCTAATGTTATATATGGTTGCTTTGGTGGTTGTGTTAATACATATTGTTATATGTCTAGACACAATGATACTAGAGTATTTGTAAATAGCAATGTAGATGATGTATTTAATTCTGTTGTAGAATGGGAGAAATCATATACTAAAGTACCAGATCAACAAGATCCTGTGTATACTATGGTAGATATAGCTTGTAATAGTGATTTAGTTCTTATGCAAAAGCATATGCCTGAACCACTATTAGACTATCTTAAAAGATATGATGACCATCCTAGATTAAATAGTACAATGGCTACTAAATATCCAGGACTATTAAAGCTAGATGTTAATCATTTTATTAAGAAGCCTAGAGTTAGAGTTAGTCTAATGCCACAGAGATTCTCAAATATATTAGAACCTAATATGCAAAAAATATCTGATAGAATACAAGACATCAATAGGCTTAAAGATTTAGGTTGGGAAGTACATATTAACTATAGTCCATTGATATTCTATCCAAGTTGGACTGAAGCATATGCTTATTTATTTGCTGAAGTTAAACAGATGGCAGGTGAGAATAAGTGTGAAATTATAGCTCTTACTAATCATCCTAATCAAATGGCTAAGACTACTGATGAAGCTAGAGAGATTATGAGATATAGTTCTGAAGTTAAGAATGCATCAGGAGTAATGAGATATCCATTAGAACACAAAACAAGACTATTAAAAGAATTTAAAGCATTATATGCTGAATTTTTTGATTTATCAACAATAAGATATATTTTTTAACATGATAAAAGTTAGAGCAATTTATATAGCTTGTGATTTTGATGAAAAGTTTCCAGTAATTTCTGCAGACTCATTTGACAATATGAGAAAAGCATTAGATAATTACTGCGGTGCTGATGAAAGAAACTCAGGTAAATTTATAGCATTTGTACCATATAATTCTAAATATCCTAGTGATTATGAAGGTTATTATGAATATGAATGTTGTACAAATGGTAACAATTGGGATAATACATATACAGATAAATTTAGAATTTACTGTATAGAATTTTACCCACCAACAATAGATAAAATATGAAAAAACAGACAGCAGTTGAGTGTTTAATGCAAATACTTGAACAAAATAATATAATAGATTTAGATATAATAGATAGTGATAAATATTATACTATTATTGACCAAGCCAAAGCAATGGAAAAAGAGCAGATAATAAATGCTTTTTATGATGGATGCTTTGATACTAATAGTTGGAGAGCAGAACAATACTATAATGAAACTTATAACAAATGAAAGCAATATTAACATTATTACTGTTTATAACTATTAATAGTTATTCACAAAGAAACATACACATAGTATATCAGGATTGTGTAATGATAGTAATTACCAATGATACTTTAGTAGCAAGAACATTAGATAAACGTAAAGACTTAATAGAATATTCTCCAGGTTGGAGTACTAATTATGGTAGAAGTGTTCATATGTATTGGTTTGCTATTGAAAACAAAAAAACAATATTAAAACAACTAAATGAGTTATGAAAAATATATTTTTTAAGTTAAGTTTGCAATCACATGATGATGGTATATACATTAGTTTAAATCACATTGTTAGTTTACATCAATTAGCTGGTTGTACAGCAGTAGAAACAACAAACTCTGTATATAGAGTAACAGAATCTGTAGAAGAGATTATGGAAATTATAAACAAAGCTCAACAAAAATGGTTATGAAGAATAAAATCATAAATATAAAAGACAGAGAAAAGTTACATGAATTACCTAATCCAAGAACTCATCAAGTTATTAGCTTTATGAAATCTATGATTAGATTTGGTGCATGTACATTTTTAGGATGTAATATGTTAGTATCAGCAGCAGTTGCTTTTGGTATAGCTGAAGTATTAGGTATAATAGAGGAGATATTCTGATGGAAACAGTAAATAACCCAGACCACTATAAGGGTAAAGACAATCCTTATGAAGCTATTAAAGTAATTGATGCTTGGGAACTTGGATTCTCATTAGGTAATGCTGTAAAATATATTGCTAGAGCAGGTGCTAAAGGAGATAAAGTTGAAGATTTGCAGAAAGCAATATGGTATATACAACATGAGATAGATGGTCTACTTGATAACTACAAATAATGAGCTGTTTAAGAGTGATACTTATACTATCATTAGTAAAGAAGAAGCATACAATAAAATAGCAAAGTGTGGAGTAATTGAATTAGATACTGAAACTACAGGTCTTGATCCACATACTTGTCAGATATTAACTCAGCAGTTTGGTACAGAGAATGATCAGTTTGTTATTGATAACAAAACTATTGATCCTATGTACTTTAAACCAATACTTGAGAGTAATAGGCTATTTGTATTGCAAAATGCTAAGTTTGACTTAAAGTTCTTCTTAAAGTTAGGTATTAATATTAGGAATGTATATGATACATTTTTAGTAGAATGTATATTAACTACAGGATTAGAAGATAGAAAACTAGGATTAGATGCATTAGCAATGAAATATTGTGGTGCAGTACTAGATAAATCTATTAGAGGTGGAATACATAGAGAAGGATTAACTACAAGAGTTGTAAAATACTGTGCTGATGATGTTACATATCTTAAACAGATTATGGATAAACAGATGGAACAAGTTAGAAAATACAACTTAGAAAATGTAGTTAGACTTGAGAATCAAGTAACAAGAGTATTTGCTAGAATGGAATATACTGGTATATCTATCAATAAGATTAAATGGTTAGAGATAGCAGAAATTACAGGAAAAGGTACTCTTGAGATTGAAAGTAAATTAGATAGCATTCTTAAAGCAGAACCTAAGCTTAGTAAGTATATACCAAAGTATGTACAAACTAGTTTATTTGATTATGAAGTAAGAGAGCTAGGTATTAACTGGGGTAGCCCATTGCAAAAACTAAACATATTAAAAGACTTAGGATTTGATACTGATAGTACTGGTGATAGATTCTTACAAACTAACAAGGATAAGCATCCATTAGTTAAAGAATTGATTAACTATAATAGATATAGTAAATTAGAATCAGCATTTGGTAAAGAGTTTCTAAAGTTTGTTAATAAAAACACAGGTAGAATCCATTATGATGTATGGCAAATTTTATCTACAGGCAGAATATCAGTTAGTGAACCTAATCTAAATCAAATTCCATCTAAAGGTGAACTTGGTAAACAGATTAGAAATTGTTTTATACCTCAACAAGGTTATAAGATAGTTGGTGGTGACTATAGTGGTATGGAATTAAGAATCATAGCTGAATTTAGCAAAGACTCATTGTGGGTTAATGCTTTTAATGATGGTCAAGATTTGCATTCTGTATTATGTGCAGCAACATTTGATATACCTATTACTGATGTTAAACAAGAAACACCATTTAAAAAAGGTGTAGCTTACAGAGATATTCAGAAGACTATCAATTTTGGTTTAGCTTATGGTATGTCAAAGTTTAAACTTGCAGATACTATGCAGATTCCTGTAGGTGAAGCTGATAAGATTATTAAAAAGTTCTTTAAAGTAGTACCTGATGTAGAAAAGTTTCTTAATGTATTAGGTGAACTAGCTAAAGCTAGAGGTTATATCAAAAGTGGTCAACCTTATGGTAGAATTAGATGGTTTGCTGGTTATGACAATAAAGAGAACTTTATTAGACAAGGTGAAATTGAGAGAGCAGGTAAGAATACTCCCATACAAGGAACTAATGGTGATATTATTAAAGCAGCATTAGTTAAAGTACAAAGGTTTATTGATGCTAGAGCATTGCCTATCAACATATTACTATCAGTTTATGACGAGATACAAACAGAATGTCCTGAAGACTTATCTGAATGGTGGAAGTTAGAACTAGATAAATTAATGGTAGAATCTGCTCAAGAAGTTATTAAATCTGTGCCTATTGTAGTAGACTGTAAGATAGCTTCATACTGGGATAAGTAAAGTGTTGTTGTTGTATTTTACACTTAAATTTTTTATATATTTACTATATGAAAAAATGTACTAAGTGTAAAATAGAAAAATCTTTTGAATCATTTTCTAAATGGGCTAAAAGTAAAGATGGATTACAAACAGCTTGTAAAAACTGTCAAAGTAATTATTTTATAGACAACAAAGAAAGGATATATGCTAATAAAAATAAAAACAGAAAAGCATATTATTGGGAAGAAAAAGAAAAACACGATAGAAAAAAGTCTAGAATTAAAAATAGAGAAAAATATTTATTTTTAGCTGCTAAAAACAGAGCTAAAAAATACAATATTGAGTTTACTATAGATATTTCAGATATTTTAATACCAGAATTTTGCCCTTTATTAAAAGAAAGATTAAGTACTGAAATGCATATAGGTAATTCGTTTTCTCCTAGTTTAGATAAAATAGATAGTACTAAAGGATATGTTCCTGGTAATGTTTGGGTTATTTCTAATAAAGCAAATAGAATGAAATCTAATGCTGTAACTGAAGAACTTATAATTTTTGCTAAAAGTGTTCTTGATTATTGGGATAAATAATTCCGTATCTTTGTAACATTATGTACCCTTATATAATTTTAATGCTGATTGTATCTTCATTATCATTACAAGGACAAGAATTTAAAAAGATTGAAGATAGCCTGTTTGATAGTAACCTCAGATTAAATTCTGCCTGTGACACATCAACATTATTGCTAAAAGAAATAAGCTATGTACCTGACTCTTATGAATTTCTTAGAAACAACCAATATTGTTATAGTATTGTTCCTGCTTCTAATTCTATTACCTATTCTTTCACATTTACTAGTGTGGCTGATAACTTCATTTATATTAACAGTGGTTATAGTGTACTTTCTTGTACAAATGTTAATTTTTTGTATACGGGATTATATGATAACACCACTTGTCAATTTGTGGATGAAGGTTACTCCTTTCAAATATTAGAAGGACACACTTACACATGGACATTAACAGCTACTGCTGTTGGTAGATTTTGTCAAGGATTTAATGCTATATGCCCTTATTGGTTTGTAGATAATCCTTTAGTAATTGAACTATTGAGTTTTCAAGGTGAAACACAAGATGGTTTAATTAACCTATGCTGGACTACAGCAACTGAAACAAGTTCTGATTACTTTGTAATTGAGAAATCTAGTGATGCTATTAACTTTAAAGAAGTTACTAGAGTTAAAGCTAGTGGTAACTCTACAAGAGCACTAAACTACAAAGCTATAGATGATAAACCTTATGAAGGTAATAATTACTATAGATTAGTAGAGTATGATTTTAATGGTGTGAGACATGAATACACAATTATTAGTGTTTACTATCCACATAAGTTACAGTACAAGATGTATGATATTATGGGATTACCAACAACTTTAAACACACCAGGATTTAAGATTATCAAGTATGAGAATGGTAATGTAATTCGTAAATTTATTAACTAACAACTAACAAAAAAAGAATGAAAGTAGATTATTACAACAGATACGGAGATATTATAGTTTTTGAGAAAATCAATAGTAACACAATTAAAATGTCTGGTTTTGAATATTCAAGAACTGGATATAATACAGATAATGAAACTATTGATTTTATAGATCCATCAGGTGGACCATATATTGGTGTAGGTATGAATCTAAATACTTACTTCAATACAAAAAAGAATATGATTATCAAAGCAATTGAATTTGAACCTGAGAATGGATTAGTACTAAAAATCTAGTACAAAATAAGAATTTGTAATAAAGAAGTTTAAAACTTTACTTTATGAAATTCTTAATCTTAATTCTATTAGTATTTTTACTTAGCTGTAACCCTGACTTTGACCACCCACACTATAAAAGAAAATCTTTAAGTGGGTGGAAGAGGAAACCTGTTAGTGTCTTTAAACAAGGTACTTATAGGAATCCTCTTGTTAAGAAAGAAGCTAGACAGAAATTAATTAGACCAACAAACATAAACTTAGACAAATGGTAGAACAAGAAAAACCTAAACAAATTAAATGCTATTGTGGTCATACAGATTATTGTGATTGTAGTCCATTAGAAGAACTTAAACAAGAAACAACAGCAAAAGAATTTTATGATAAGCATTATTCTGATGATGTAGTAGTTATAATGAGAGATTATGCTAAAATGCAAGATGAAAGAACAGAAGAAATTATAAGAAAAGCTTACTTTGATAGAACTGATAATATTGATGTAGATGGTTATTGGATTAGTGATCCAGAAAAAGACCTTGAAATGTTAATTGAACAATTTAAAAAGCAAAAAGATGGGTAATCTAAAATCAAATAAGACAAAAGAAGAATGGGATGATTTAGTAGATAAGTCAAAACAACATTCAAGAACAGGTAATATGACAGGAGAACTAATCAAATCAGAACATGGTTGGATGATTTCTTATACTGAAAATGGAGAAGCAAAAGGTGTTTCATTACACTATGATGATGTAGACTATATTCGTGAACTTGAATTTACATTTGATAACATTGAAGCTAGAATAGCAGCTAATCCTATAGTAGAATTTGAAATTGTTGAGAACCAAAAAATGAGTGGTGTATCTAGATATGGTAAACTAGTCAATGAAAACTCTAAATGCCCTATATGTGGGTTTAAAAAAGATCACAGTAAACATTGTAGAACTAAACAACGACACTTAAGAAATAAGAAATTATGACAAGAGACACAGTAATTATTGAAATTGACCATGATGTAGAACTTGAAATATCAGGTATATATGATGAAGGAGAACCAGAAATATTATATCCTGTTGATGATGCTTATCCAGGTTCAGGAGAATCATTTGAGATTATGGAAGTTAGTATTAGAAAAGGTAATGCTTTAGATTTATTACACTTCTGTTCTGAAGAATTGTATTTTGCTAATGGGTATGCAACCAAAAAACCTAATAGTACTTTTGTAAATATCTTTGAGATATTACAACAAAGATGCTTAGACAGAATCAATGGTTCAAAATAAGAAAAGTGAAATACAAGATGAAGCATTACAAACTTGGGTAGATAATAAATGTGTAGGTGCATTAGCTATGGCTACAGGCTCTGGAAAGAGTAAGGTGGCATTACTTGCTATAGACTACATAATTAAGACCTTAAAAGTCAAGAAACCAAAGATATGCTTAATTGTACCAACAGAGAGTTTACGAGACCATAATTGGCTAGAAGAATTTAAGAAATGGAAGATGACAAAATACTACAAATATCTTGATAGATATTGTTATGTATCCATTAATAAAATCTTTGATGAAACTTATGATTTAGTAATACTTGATGAATTGCATAACATTACTGAAAGCAACAGTAAGTTTTTTATGCAAAATGTATCCACTAGGATACTAGGGTTATCAGCCACACCACCAACAGATGAAACCAAAAAAATGTTACTCAAGATTCACTGTCCAGTGATATATGAGTACAGATTAGATTCAGCAGTTGAAGACAATGTAGTTGCACCCTATAAAATCAATCTAGTGGAAATTCAATTAAATAGTGTTGATAAGTATATAACAGCAGGCTCAAAGGATAAACCCTTTATGACTACTGAGTATAATCATTATCAATATCTATCTAAATTGATAATGCAACATAAATATGGTGGCAGAATTAAAGCTGCTATGTTTGCACAATTAGCAAGACAACGATTTCTTGGGAATCTTAAATCCAAAATGGATGTTGCCAAACTAATTAGAGATAAATATATGGTTGGTGAAAGAGCATTGTTCTTTTGTCATTCTATTGCTCAAGCTGAAGAGATATGTTCAGATACTTTTCATTCAAAATCTTCAGATAAAGCATTAAAAAAACTAAGAGATAAAGAAATCAATCAACTTAGTTGTGTAAAAGCTTTAAATGAAGGTGAGAATATTCCAGACTTGGATTCTGCTATTATCATTCAGATTAATAGTGTTGAAAGAAACTTAATACAACAGACAGGTAGAATTGTTAGGTGGAGACCTGACCATGAAGCTACTATCTGGGTATTAGTTGCTGTAGGCACTCAAGATGAGGTATGGTGGACTAAATGTTCTGAAAACCTAGATAAACAAAAGATAACTTATTTAAATTCAAAAAACTTATGACAAGTACTTTAGAAAAAGATGAAATTGTTTTCTGTATCAATTGTGTACAAGCTATCTATCCTGGAATATGGAGTAATTCTCCATTGAAAGTTAGAGACTTAATACATGAAGTATATGATGAAGATATTCCAGTTGAAACTATTGAAGAACTAATTAATGAAAGGATTGTTGAACAGGATGAGTATTCAATATTATACAACCAACATGGGTACAGATAATATACAAGTGTTAGTAGGATTAGATGCTATTACAGATTATTCTGAAAACTTTAGAGATGGTAAAGAAGACCTTTATGATGTTCTTAATGAAGTTAAAGAGAATAAAGATGTAATGACAATCTTTGATACTAAAGATGATAACATAGCATTTTTCTCATCAGGTAAAGATTCAAGTAGTTTAGATAAAGATTTTATTTTATTTATAGCACCAAGTGCTGCTGATTTACTTATATTCTTTCATGATAAATACATTGAATGTATGTTAGGTGGTTCACCAGATATGGAGATGAGAGAAAAAGAATGTAATTCTATAGTTCTATTGTCAAAATGTTTAGTGCAACTAGCAGATTTAGATGAGGATACGTTATTAGATAAATTAAAACTATCAAATGATACTGACAATTGATACTGATGAAGCTGCAAATTTAGGTATTACTCCTGTGGAGTATGCCTATTTACAATGCAAGAAATATAATCTAGCTAATGATTTAGATATAGAAACTCTATTTGAGCTAGGTTTGATGAACACAGATGGTGACTTGACAAGCCATTGTGAACAAGTAATGTTTCCCAAAGCAGATGATGCTACCATGCTCTTTGTAAGAGTATATGATTTATATCCTCATAAGATAGGTAATCGTGTACTAAAAGCTAAGAGCATTGATTCTGGTGATGGGAAACATTGCTTGACTAAGTACAGAATTTATCAAAGGCAAAATGTTAACATAGGTGCTAAAATGATGAAAGGTCTTCAGAATGAGATTCTTCTTAGAAAGAAAGGTAATAATGAAGCATTCTTTCAAGATATTAGAACCTGGTTTAATCAACAAACCTGGGATAAATATGCTGATTTGGATATTCAGGAAACTCAAGAAAGGGTGGAAAGAGTATGAGTATTTTAACAAAAAGAATTAATGAAGGTCTGGAAGGTAAATTTCAAGGATTAGCTAATGGATTCAAAGATTTAAACAAGTACACTTTTGGTGTTCAACGTGGAACCTACTATCTAATAGGTGGTTCTTCAGGTACTTATAAGACAACTCTGTTGGATTATATAGTCAGGAATGCTATGAAGTCTGCTAGTGATAATAACATTGAATGCAATGTCTTTTATTATTCCTTTGAGATTGACAAGCTAACTAAGATGTGCAATTGGGTATCATCTTTTGCTTATCAATTACATGGAGTAGTAATACCACCAGAAAAGATTAAAGGTCTTGGAGACTTTAGATTAACACCTCAAGAAGTAGCAGTTATAGAACCTATCATAACAATGGTAGAGGAGATGGCAGACAAAATTCATTTTAGATTTGAGTCTACTAATCCAACTGGTATCTTTAATGAGCTGTGGAAATTTGCAAGTCTTCATGGTGAAATCCAGTATGAAGAGTATAAAGACCATGAAGGTACTACTAAGCAAAGAATCTGTGGTTATAAACCAAAGAATCCTTATGCTTATAATATAGTAGCTTTAGACCACTTATACTTATTAAAAAAAGAAAGAGGATTTCAAACTAAGGAAGTGATGGATAAGATGAGTGAGTACTTTGTGATTTTGCGGAATATTTTTGGATTTACACCCATTATACTTCAACAATTTAACCAAGGTTTATCTTCAGTGGACCGTCAAAAATTTAAGGGTGTAGATCTGTCTCCTTCACAAGGAGATTTTAAAGATACCACTAATCCTTATCAAGATGCTGACATAGTTTTAGGTCTAATGTGTCCTTATAAATTAGATATGGATACAAGTCTTGGCTATGACCTTAGCAAACTTAAAGACAAAATGCTTATGCTTAAGATAATCAAAAACAGATTATCAAGAGATGGTATAGCAAAAGGTCTTTATGTTAAACCTGAATCTGGTAAATTCTTTGAATTACCTCAACCAGACTCATTAGAAATAAACAATTATTACAATCAACAAATTTAAAAACAAATTAAAATGACAAGAGAAATCTTTTATGTAGACGACATCAATGTAGCAAGAGCATGTATTGCATTTGCACAACAATTAAATTGTTCAATATCTCCTAATATCTGTGATTTAGAAGAAGGTATGTATTTAACAACAGGCAGCAAGAAATTTGATGTAAATTGGATTAGAACAGATGAATTTGCTGCTAAAGAATCAAGTATGGTATTCGATTTATTAGAAGATGGTGGTGTTAATGATTTCATTAGAAATCTAGTAGATGCTTATGTACCTGATACTGATAATGATGAAGTATCTTTACATGAGCCAGAACCAGAATTGCCACAAGTACCAGATGCTGATACTATTTGTGCTTTGTACAATAAAGTAAGAGGTCAGAAGAAATCACCAACACGTTACCATGTAACTTTGAAGGATGGTAACTGGGTTGCTACAACAACTGATGCTGAATCTTATGGTAATCTAGCATTACTATTTGTAACTAGCCAACACAATAATTAACAATTCAAGCCCCTACTATAAAAGGTAGGGGCTTTTATATTTTTAATATGGGAAAAATAATAATAACAAACCAACAAGGCGACGCAAAAATAAAATTTCCAGATGAACTGATTTTCCTGTTTAAACAATCTAAATCTAGAAGGTTTAAAGCTGCATTAGGTTATAATAATGATACTAGAGTATTGTATTTAACAGTTACAGATTTAGACTGGCATCATCTTACTGGTATAGGTTATGTAGATTCAAATGGGCGTTTTGTTGATAGAAGAAAAAGCCTCATAGTAGCAGATAGGTATATAAGTACTTATGTTAGCAGTATTAACAGATATCATGAAAATGCTATGAATACTATATCTTTTTGTGTTGAAAAAGGTAAAGGTTGGACAATTTGTGAGAAAATAGAATTAGATTATACAGTATATCAAAATCCTGATGGTCAAATTGTAATTTCAGCTGCTATGTATGTAGGTAATTTACCTTTAAATCGTAATGAGCATAAAGTTAGAGTTAGTAAAAGTGCTTTATATTCAGAATTACATAGAATGGTACCTAGTATTAATAGTCATCGTTTTTATAGTGCTATAAATGAAGTAGGTGAGATATACTATTTTAAGGAGATAAATGAAAATAACATTGTTTATGTAACTAAAGAAAAATATGCTTATGCTGTTGCTAATGGAATTAGTGAAGAAGCACTTTCTTTACGCAGAACTATGGGTATAGGTAAATTCTTTAAAGACCATCTTCCAGAAATAACTGAAGCTACTATTAATGCTTATATAGAGTTTAATAAAATGCTAACATGTTTTGACTCTAATCTATTTTCAATAGTTAGTGGTGATGATATTATAAAATATTATGATAAAGATAGTTATTTTAAAATGTCTGGTGAGCTAGGTAATTCTTGTATGCGTGATAGTAGTAAAAGCCATGTTATAAAGTTCTATGCTAAGAATTCTAAATTTAGATTGCTTATTATGAAAGCAGGTCAAACAGTTAGTATTATGGCTAGAGCATTATTAGTTACTACAACTGATGGTACTGTATTTATGGATAGAATTTATACTGTAGATACTAAGATTATTACTTTATTCCATAGATATGCTAAAGAAAATGGTATTAAAAATATCTACGAGCATAGAAAACCTTTAGGTAGTAATAGAATTCTAA